TTGTTATCTAACTCTAAAATGAATTCTGTTCTATCTGGTGATGTTTCTACTAATGGATACTTATACTCTTTAATAAAAACTTCTTGTGGTAGTGTTGTGTCTTTTTCTTCAGTTCCACCCTTGAAAAACTTTATTTCGTTAGCAATAACTTTTCTTTGAACTTCACCATTGTAAATATTACCATTTTCGTCTACAAAAACAGTTCTTTCTCTACCGGCTAATCTTCTTAAAAACTTATAAACAACATCATACTCTCCCTCACTAAACCCTAAATCTCGTAGATGTTGTCCAACGTTAATGTCTATAAAGTCTCCGTCGTTTTCAAAACTAACTTCGTTTAACGCTAAAACCTTTGAAACAATTAAGTTCCCATTAGTATCATAAACGTGTAGCATTACAAAGTCATTTAATTGGTCCCTACCAAAACTACTATAAACTTTAGAAGGTGCAAATAAATTATTTCTCTCTTGTTTTGTAAATGAATATTCTTGTGCCATTATGAGTCTTTACCTGGTGATTGGTCCACTATATATGGAAATCCTAACCTTAACCATATTCGTTGTCCTTGTGGTGTTCTATATAAATGATTTTCAATTAATTCATCATATTGAAAATCTCTTAAATCTTTTTTAACTTTTTTAAATCTTTTGCCACTTATACCTGCGGCTTTTCTTGATTCGTTTAATCTAAATTCTTTCCACCCTTGTGCGTTGTTTCCCTTACTTCTATTTTCATCAAAGAATTGTAATAATTTATTATGTAATTTGTCTGTTGATATGTCAGGTCCGTTTTCCTCTGCAAAGTATTCATTAACAAACTGAATTAGATAATCTCTTAATGTTAATGCGAATTCAATTTCTTTTGTATTTGTTGCATTTGTAGTTGATTCTGTTGTATCGTCTGTTGCAATCGGTTGAAAATAAAAAGTGAATTCATTATCTATTTGACCTGTGAAAAAGAATTGTTTATTTTCTAAACGAACTTCTTCAAAATCTTCTTCTAATGCGATACCTGGTGTTGCACTTTCAAATGATACTAGCACTCCGTCTTCATCTCTTAATGGTGTATTGGAATTAACTGAGGCTGATACTTGTTGTTTATTTTTCAAGTCATTTATTTGCTCTTGATATTCACGTTCATCACCATTTACAATATTATTATATAATCGTGATTTTTTTGCTGCTTCCGAAGGTAAGTAAGGCATTTTATCTCACCACTCTAAATTCATAGTTATCATCATAAAAGTTTATTTCTTCATCAGTCGTTCCACTACCACTAACTACTTTAAGACAAAAACGATAATTCCTTTCGGCTTGTAATCCGTCCATTTGAACTCTAAAGAAGTTACCTGTTGTATCACAACTTATTCTTGAACCACTACCAAAAGGAACAATGATTTCTTCTGTATCTGCGTCTCGTATCTGATATTCAGTTGATGCGCTAGGTAAATACTTTACGTCTAATTCTGCTGGTGTGGTTGCAAATGATGTTGTTGGATATAACTCTCTACCAACTATTCTAAATTTTACTATTGACTTTTCTTTATATTCTGGTCTTATATTCTTAAAATATATTTTTAGTCTTTCTAAATCTGTTGATGTTAGTGGGGATAAACTACCTGAATTCCAAGAACTATCGTCCCAAACTACTTCTAATTTTGGTGGATAGATTGTATGTGTTTCTCTTGAAAAATATTTTAGATTACCTAATCTTGTGCTATCTCCCTCTTGACCAGAATTGAATCCAAAACTTGATGTAGCAGGATTATTACCATAAGAACCGCTATCTTCTCTTTTGAGAATAAAGCCGTTGTTCGGGTATACTGACGCAGAGTGTAAATGATTATTTACCAAGTCAGTAATATCTGCTCTAATATCTTTCCTATCAAAAGATATATCGTATGAAGCACTAATCTTATATTCTTGATTAGCATCCACACTTGCGGTAAACCAAGTTCCTCCGTCAGTCAATACTGAACCTGTTACCCAAGGTGTTTGAGCATCGTGGTCTCTAAATTGATAACTCACTCCGTCTGATGTTACGGGGTCGTGGTCAAGTTTTCCTGTTCCTTGTTTCCAACTACCACTAACCATATAAATGTGAATTGATTGTGATGCTTCAACTTCTTCTGATGTCGCATCATATAGATTCAAAAAGTATTTAGCAGTGGAAGGTATTTTTCCGTCAACTATTGATTGTGATATATAAGAATAGTCAAAGTCAATCAATACTCTTGATACGTTTCCTACTGTACCATTATCATTTACAACTTTATTAATTTCTAATATTTCATCAAATCCGGTGTTTACGGAAGCCGTTGTTCCACCTGAATAAATTGTCGCATCTCTTTTTCCAAATTCAAAATAATGCATTATCTATCTCCTACTACTTTACCCTCAATATCACTATTAGGGAATTTCAATTCAAATATACTTGGGTCTAATGAAGGATAAATAACTCCTTCTTGTGATGCTGTTCTCATATCATAAACATTACCACTATATCCTTGACTTGTTTCAAATTTATTTTCTATCAATATCAAATCTCTATTTGGATTGTTGACTTCTGGTGGAACAAGTGATACCACTCCGTCCACTAACGAAATCTGATAAGCTAAATCTCCCAATACTATTGGTTGATTTATTTGCCAACTATCTGGTGCAAAAAATTCTTTTACTACTTGTATCGCTCTAAACAATACTTCGTTTTTATTCATACCTCTTTTTACAATTATGTTAAACTTAACACCAAAGTTTATCACATATCCGTCTTTTATATTGATTGCGTCTGTCAATAATCTATATTGTGAAAGATATATTTTTAAATTTTGCTTGACTGCTCTATTCAATCTAACTAAGTTTTTATTAGCATCATATCCTAATAAATACATATTCAAAGCTAATGGGTTTGGTTGCTTCGTTGCAGTTCTTGTATCGATAACTTGTCCGTCAATAACTTGTAATTGACCTTCGGTTTCTAATTGTTCATCTTGAACTATATATGCTTTTGCAATATTACCATACTTTTGTGGTAATGAATAAGCTCTTGTAATGTAGTCAGCTTTTGTAACTGCTCTATTCTGTGCGTTAAAAAATGCAGCCGCATTTTCTTTTATTTGTGTTAATGTTTCTGTTGAAGAACCACCTGATGCTGCTGTTTCGTTAATAACTTTTAGACTATTTTCTGATGTAGTTTTTTTATCACCGTCTAATCCCTCAGTAGAAATAGTATAGGTCTTTCTTGAAAAGCTAGTTATATTATTGCTAGGAACATTGTCTTCTACCGACCCACCAAAATTATAATTTACGGTGAGTGTCGTATTACTTGGAGCTAATCCAAATGTTTGTGTTTTTAAAAAATTACTTGGGTCAAATGACTCATCTAATCTTGATATACCTTGACCTAATGATGAACCCACATTATCTGGATTTGGAATTATTTCCTCGTCTGCATTATCACTAATACCTGCTCCAAATCTTAATTCTATTTTATTATCATCACGAACCATTGTTGTAAATCTTCTTGATGTTTTGATTAATTTTAACAAATAAGGTGTGTCTGACTCGAACTCGCCTAAATCAGGGTCATTTAAAGCTGTGTTTTGTTCTGATTCAAATATAGTATCTTGTGCTAAAAAAGGAACTTCATAGTATTTGTTTCCATTACTATCGTTTACTGAAACAATTTCTGTTACCTTTTCTTTTGATAAAACTATCTTGTCAAATTCTTTTGCAGTTGTAAAACTAAATTCTTCTGATTCTCTTGTGCCAGATTGTGCTAAGACTTTTTTAGTTAGTCTGAAAAGTGTTGGTGTTGCACCAGAATCAGGGTCTAATACTTCAACTTTCATTCTATCTAATGAACTCGATGCTTTAAAATTAACATCATCTAATAAAGTAAATTCTGTTCCGTTGCCTGATATTACGGTTGAATCGGCACTTAATATACCTGCATAGTCTAAATCAGGTTGGAAATTAGAACCAACAACTTTAGAAGGGACTTCTACACTTACGGTCAGTTGAACTGTCGCAGGTGTGGCTAACTTAGGTTTATATCCGTATGATTGTGCGATTGCTAAAACATTTTTTCTTTCTTCTGCAAATTGTAAGAGTGTTTCCCTAAATTGATTATCAACATAGTAATTTAATACATCTCCAACATAAGACGCCATCTCAACAAACATCATACCTGGTGATGCTTCATTGAAATCATTGTATTGATTTGGAAAATAAGTTTTCGCAAACTCAATTAAATTGTTTCTTATGTCTGTAAAATCTCTACCGAGATAGTTTACCTCTTTACTAACTTCTTTTATATTTGTACCGTAATCTGGCATTTTTATTCTCCGATTCTAAAATCAAAATTTAATACTTCAATGGCATCAGGATTTAATGGAACTGAAAACTCAATTGAAACATTAACTTCATTATCTTGTTGTATAGTGAAAACGTTTTCAATATTAATATATGCTAAGTGCTTACCAGCTGCTGAACGAATCGCTTCTTCTATTCTGTTTGGAATATCTTCTCCTTGTTCGAATACAATCGATTTTAGTCGTGAGCCAAATTCTGGTTGGAATATTCTTTCGCCTGGTGTTGTCAATAATAAATTCTGTAAATTAGCCTTTGATTGTTCTAATACAGTTTTGGTCTTAAAGAAAAAACCCTCTGGCCCATAATCCAATGGGAATCTTATTCCAACATACTTGTCTTCATTTCTATCTATTTCTCTTACACTTCTAGCCATTATTTATTAAGGTCTGTAATTGTTTCCCTCACCTTTTTTCTTTTTATTAATTGCTTTCATCAAACCAGAATAATCACGAGTCAATGCGTTTTGAACATCTTCAGGAACTTGGTCAACTGAAACACCTGCTTTTTTGATTGTATCAACTGCCGCCATTTCTCTAGCTTTCTCTTTGTTTTGTCCTCTACCTAAATCTCCATAACCTAATACTTCTGCCATATTGTCAGAACCTAACACTCCACCGCCCAATGTAGGATACTCATCAGTTTCCTGCTGTCCTAATGGTTTAGTGTTATTCAATACTTCGTTTAACGCTGTGTTTTTCGTGTATTGTTTTTTAGATTTTTTCTTAATTACCCTATTAGGTGTTGGTTTAGAAATCGTTTCCGATAAACTGATTTCTTTTTCGTCATTAATAAATATCTCGGTCATCTGTTTTTTAACTTCTTTACGGACAACTAATTCTATTATTTTTATTAACTCTTTTTTATTCATTATTACTCCTGTTTTGTTAAATTTAAAATCTTCCCATACATTTTTAATTGTTCGACATCTCCCTCTACACTACCTTGTTCTGCAATATAATCTTCAAGAAGTCTGAACACTCCATTTTCTCTTGCTCTCGGTATATCTCCACCACCCACACTTTTATCTTGTGCGATAGCTAATGCGTCATTAGCTCCTGGTATTAGGTCCCTTTCCTCTGCTGGTATATTTTCCAACAAAGCAAGTAAATCTTTTCTACTTCCGGCGTCTATTGCACCAGAAATTTGATTTGCTCTTTCTAATATAGCTTCATTTCTATTTTTAAAATCTTCTGCTTTTTGAATAGCTCCCTCTATATCTTGTGAGAATTTATCAATATCCCCAACCACATTCAAAAGACTCGCTGGTATTGGTAGTGATGCTTTTATCTCTCCGATTGTTTTAGTGGTTAATACATTTTGCTCTAAAAATTCTAAATTTAATGTTGCTTCAACAAAGTTTTTTGCACCCTCTAAACCTTTGGTTATATCTTTTACACCAGAAGGTAGAGTTGCTGGATTAGATAGTTTAGGAACACCAATGGTAAAGGCTTGAAATAATTTTTGTATTCCCATTGTTTGTTTTAAAAATCCTGCCATATTTAAATCTGGAAATGGAATACCCTCTTTTGTAAGATTAATTATTTGTCCATTACCACTTTCTTTTATATCAAACTCAATAGTGCTTTCTTTTGGTTTCAATGTAATTTTGTCTTTTGCATTGATAGCCACATCTCCCTCTACTGATTGTATTTTGATATCTTTCTGTGCAAACATACCGATAACATCTCTTTTTGCATTAAACACAAGTCTATCAGAATCAATGGTAATTTGTGGTAGGTCATAATCACTATCCATAACACTAAAAGAAGGATTTGAATAATCAACAACTTCTTGTGATGTTAAGTATATTGATGATGCGTCGTCATCTAAATCTTCACCACCGGAAACTAATCCAGAAACTATTTTAATGTTTGGTGAATTAAGGATTCCCGAATCTTGATTACTCCCTAATCTAATGGTGTTTCCGAATCTTCCTTGTATTATTGTATCGCCTTCAAAAGATACTAATTTCTGTGGTGATATGTTTTTAAACTTCACACCCTCTTTATAATCTTTAAATAATTTGTTTGAGTTTAATACTGCTTGTCCAAGTTTTAAAGTATCAATAGCTCTTTCTTCGCCTGGTGCACTTTCGTTGTAATATCCACCATCATTTACCAACGATAAATCTTTACCAACTCTACCCATATAATATGGATTTGAATCTCCAATGGTGTAGTGTAAACCTAACCACAACTCACCGACAACTGGCATTTGTAAAATATTAGCATTCAATGGTTTGAATGTAGTAATTTTTTCTTTTGGTGAGTCAGTAAGATATCTACCTTTAACTTCACCCGGCTCTTGTATTGTTCCGCCATCACGAAATACATCTAAAACTTCAAACACTTCTAATTCATAAAATTTAGAAACATCAGATATTTGTTTTAGTATAGTAAATAATTCTGTTCTGGTAACAAAACTATTATCGAGTGAGTTGTCATCTCCGCCAGCGCCTTGGTCAACAACTGTAAATGCCATTTAATTTTCCTTACTTATACTTGACTCTATTTCGTCTTTTTTGATTTGTAACTCTTGAACATCTGATTCTATTGCGTTCATCAATTGT